ACCAACGGCAGATCGGCGATGACAGCGACCCCTCCCGCGAGGGCGCCGCGCCGGGTGATGACGTGTGCCGGATCATCGATGGCGCAACTCGCCGCAGCGGCTACAGCCAGGCATTCAGCCCCAGCAGTTTGACCAGCTGCGGGGTGTTCAATCCGATCCCGATCAACGTCCAGCTACAGGAGCGCAACAGCAAAGGCGACATCGTGACCGCCAACAATGGCATCACCCTGACCACCAACGGATGGGGCGCTGGCGGCAGTGGTCGCTACACGGTCGGCACACAGATCACGCTGGTATTCGCCAAGACCCAGAACAAAAAAACCAACATCGCCGAAGAGGCCGCCCAGGAGCAGCGCTACCAGCTGGTGAGCAGCCTGGACCGCGGCAGCACCTACCAGCTGGGCACTGCCCGATTCGCCCTGCTCAGCATCACCGACAACACCAACCTTGACGACAACGAGGTGCGGGCCACGTTCCGCTGCATCGCTGCCGGCCGAACCCCGTCAACACCCTACGGCGACAGCAAGGCGCCGGAAAACGGCGCAAAGGATGACAGCTTTTACACCAAGGCCCTGTGCAAAGCCGACAGCGCCGCGTATCAGACGGTGACAGCCTGCGAGATAGTGTCGTTCTCGATGCGGGTCAAGCTGTTTCGCCGCATTCAGGGCAGGCAGAAAAAATACGGCGACAGCGAGCCCGAGGGATACAAGGCCAGCGACAACGGCATCAAGGCCCGGATGGCATTCTTCCGGGTGCTGTATCGGCCGCTCAGTAGGTCTACTCAGGATCTGCTGCCGCTGATTATCGCCTGCCGTAGATCCGCTGATCTTGATAATTTCATCAGCCTTGACTTTCGCGCCGGCAGCGGCAACCAGAAGTGGGAGTTTGAGTTTCAGCCGATCAGCGACCTAGCGGCCGAGCGGGCGCAGAACGGGCAGAAACAAATCGCCTTGATTGAGAACAGCGGCAAAGGCGAGAGCTTCGCGCACGGCGGCAATCGGTTCCGATGGGTGGGCAACCTAAAGGACATCAGCTCAGTGCTGAAAGATCGCGGGCCGGTGCTCACCAATGAGTGGGATCTGTTCAGCGTCCGCAGCGACACCGACATTCAGTTCAGTTTCGAGGCGGGCCCAGAGTTCCAGATCACGGCCGTTACAGAGCAGCAGCTGAGATCAACCGAGGGCAAGTATGCCCGGATGAGCACCATGGCATTCGGGGTATTCTCCGGCCGCGGCGTGCAGGATCTGCGCAGCATCTCGGCGTTCGTCACCGAGGGTAAGGATTCCTGGGTGGTGAATGATGACGGCACCTACAGCAAGAGCGCTGGCAGCACCAGCTGGGCGCCGGACATCTTCGCTGACACGGTGCTGGACAAGGAAAACGGCATCGGCCGGTATGCCAAGCCATCCGGCGTGGACTGGCAGAGCCTGGCCCTAAGCAAGCGGTTCTGTCAGAACAGCGGCCTAGGGTGCCAACTGTTCATGGATCCGCTGATCGCTGAGGTCGGATCCTGGCGGCAGTTCTGGGCCGAGGTGGCGCCCTACTCGCTGCTGGAGTTTGGCAAGATCGGCGGAAAGGAGACGCTAGTGCCGGCAGTGCCGGTGAACAGCAGCGGCACCGCCAATCGCCGGGTGAACATCTCGGCGCTGTTCACTACTGGCAACATCCTGGAGGGCACCTACCGCGAAGAGTTCCTCGACTACGGCGCCAGCGTTCAGGACCTGATCGCCACGGTGATCTACCGGGAAACAGAGGAAGATGACGTGTTCCCGCGCAACGCCAGCGTCGATGTGCAGCTGGTGGATGCTGTCGAGGATGCGGCAATCCGCCAGACGTTCGACCTCTCGCAGTTCGTTACCCAGCGCAAGCAGGCAATCCTCTACGGCAAGCTGCTGTGCAACCAGCGGCGATGGGTGCGGCGCGGCATTGAGTTCCAGACCGTCCCCACTGACACACCGGTGAGCCCTGGCGCCTACATCTACGTGGACGTGGGGCTGAACACCTGGGACCGGATGACAGCCGGCGTGGTGATGCCTGGCGGCGTGCTCAATGCCCCGCTAAGCGATCGGCTGCGCGATGGCACCTATGCGGCGCTGGTGTATCGCAGCGGCGGCAACGTCCGCTCGCTGGCCAGCGTGACGGTGGCGGACGGCAAGGCCAATGCTCTGCGCGATGACGTGGGCGCCATGTTCGTGCTGGGCGCGGCAACCGATCGCAAACGGGTGTTCCGGGTGACGGAGGTGACGATGAGCGAAGAGGGCGAGGTGACGGTGAAAGCGCTGGAACACCCCTGCGAGACGGTGGACGGCAACCTGCTGAGCCGGGTGGCGGACTTCAGCGATGCGCTGTTCAGTGTGCGGTAGGTAGCCTGAGATGCAGGAGGGCGCCAGCTGATGGGTTACTACACAGGTCGAACCGGGGGGCTGATCTTCAACGGCAAACCCGTTGCGAAGGTGCAGAGCTGGTCTGTGGAAACCAGCGTTGACCTGCTGCCCACCACCGATCTGGGAGCCGATGCGCGGTCGTTCATCCCATCGCTAAAGGGCGCAACCGGTAGCGCCACCCTGATGTACTACCGGCTGGAGCCGGGCGAGTCGGCGCAGAAAACGCAGTTCACCGCGCTACTGGCCAAGATCCACAAGAGGGGCGCCATCACCGAACAGGACCGAGTGTTCCTGGAGCTGGACGTAGACACCGGCGGAATTGACGACATCAAGATGTACGCCTACATCACCAACGCCGTGATTGGCTCAGCGGTAGGTGAGCTGGTGGTGGTGCCAATTCAGTTCACGATGGACGGAGACTTTGACGAGGCCATCAACCAGGCCAACTGATGACGCACTACCTCGGCACGAAGGGCAACGTCAAGCTGAGGCGTGGCACCAAGGCATTCATCGGCCGGGTGTCTGATCAGATCATCCCCGACGATGTGAACACGTCGCTCAATCGGCTGTCGTTTGATGGGGCGATTAACAATATATTGATTGGCGATCGTGTTGATATTACTACAACTGATGAGCGGGGGCTGGTGTGTTTTGCAGCTTCAGTATGGGGTGAGTCAAGTGGTGGCCCGTCAGCGGAAGTACCAAGCGCTAGTCTTGTTACGTTAAATGGAGCGCAGATTGTTACATTGAATGGGCTTCCAATTGTTGCGCTTGACACTCAGGTTATCAGTCAGCCGAGCGTGATAGCAGGAAAAAGTTTTACCGCATACGTGCATGTTAATGCTGTAGGTGGCCTGCGGTTCTTTCCGACCTTTGCCGATGCGGTGAATAATGTGCGGGCGAACGAGATTCTTTTGTCTTCGTTTACTGGCGAGCCGCTAGAGATTACTGTACGTGTTCGCGATGCCTCCTATAACCTGCTAGGGTCAGTTGAAGGATACGAGTTCAATACGGATCGACAGACTATTGATGCCACCAGTCTTAATGATCGTTTCCGCCAGCAGCTATCGGCTGGCCTGATCAGCGGCGCTGGGCGGATCGAGTGTGAGTTCAACTATCTCACGATCGGGCTCACTGAGCCGTCTCTGCTGCTGCTGCAGCTGATCCAGCGGGTGGAGATTGGCAGCGAGTTTGATTTAGCCCTGTATCTGACCGACAAGGACATTGATCCCACGGTTGATACGGTCTTCTACAACCTAACCGCCGTAGTGAATCGCTCCGGTGTGCAGGTGCGAGCTGGCGACATCGTGCGCTGCGCCATTGATTTTGTCACCACCGATGAAATCCAGCTGGTGTATGGCAAGCCAGCTAACTATATCCTGAAGGAGGATGACGACCGCATCGAGCTGGAGCAGTCGCTGGACTACCTGCTGCAGGAGGTGGACGACTGAGTCCGTCCGTAGCCTGAGCCTGTGGACGGTCGCGGTGAGGCGCACCCTTGGCTGATCAGCGGATAACCCAGCTCACGGCCCTGTCAAAGGCGGGTGCGGCGGCTAATGATGTGGTGCCCATCGCCGACATCTCCGCCAGCGAGACGAAGAAAATCACGCTGAAGGATTTGGTTGCCGCAGGCATCGACCTGGTGGACGCCGGAGAGATCGACCTAGCCAAGCTGGATCAGACCAGCGCCACCAAGCTGGGTGCTGCGGCGATCAGCGATGGCGTGCTCACCGCCGCCAAGATGGCCGCTGATGCGGCAACAGCCGTTGCGGTCACAGCCCCCAGCACGGGGAACCATCGCGGCCGTGGGTGGCTGCACAGCGGCACCGGCAATCTGCAGGTGTGGGACGGGGCAGCGTTCCAGCAGGTGGTGATGCCCACCGCCGGCATCGGTGATCTGCAGGTGACCGCCGGCAAGCTGGCTGACGGTGCTGTGACTACCGCGAAGGTGTCGCCGCTCGGTTCGGCCGCCTATGCCGCCGGATCGGTGAATACCGCCGCGTTGGCGGATCTGAACGTGACCAGCGGCAAGCTGGCTGATGGGGCGGTGCTGGCCGACAAGATCGGCACGGGTGCTGTCATCACGGCCAAGTTAGGCGCCGGTGCAGTGACCTACGACCGCATTCAGAACGTCTCTGCCACCGATCGACTGCTGGGCCGCAGCTCTGCCGGTGCGGGGCCGGTTGAGGAAGTGCCGCTGACTGCTGCTGGCCGCGCCCTGATCGCTGGCGTGGATGCTGCAGCGCAGCGCAGCACACTAGGCCTGGGCACGCTGGCGACAGCATCCGGCACCTGGACGGACGGATCGACGTTCGCAGGCACCAGCTCGGGCACTAACACCGGCGATCAGACCATCACCCTCACTGGTGACGTAACCGGCACTGGCGCTGGGACGTTCGCCGCAACGATTGCCGATGGGGCGATCACCGAACTGAAGTACGCCGCACTGAGCATCCCCACCGGCGCGGTGAGGGATGACTCGATCACCGCCGCCAAGCTGGCGGATCAATCCTCTGCGGTGGTGAGCAACGGATCGCCATCAGGCAATGGGGCATTCATCGGACAGCAGTGGTTCAACGCTGCCACGGGTGTGGAGTGGACATGGACCGATGCAGGGTGGCAGGAACACCAAGCACCGACCATTCCTGAATCTGGTGTTCCCGACCTGAACGCCAGCAAGATCACAGCCGGCGAGTTCCCGACCGATCGCCTGGCAAATGATGCCGTGACCGGCGTCAAGCTGGCGGATTACAGCGTAGGGAAACTGGGCGAGGCGATTCCAGTTGCTGATTACATCAGCCAGCTGTATTTCAACCCATTGGATAAAGCTTTTTTCATGTGGGATGGCAACGTCTGGCAGCCGATCGGGATCAGCACCGGCGCGGTCAAGTTTGCCGGCACCTATGACGCCTCCGACAATGAGGTGGCCAGCACCACCGCCGAGGGCGCAACGCTGGGCCTAGTGGTCGGCAACGCATTGCCTGCCGCTGCAGCAGCCAACTCGGGCTACTACCTGGTGGTGAGCAAAAGCGGCACCGGCACCAGTCCGGCGCCTGCTGTTGCGCTGGCGCCCCCGGACCTGCTGCTTTCCACCGGCACGGCATGGGTCGAGGTGGATACGTCGGCGGGCTATGCCACACAGACCGCCAGCGGTGTGGATTTTGTCCCTGCGGGGCAGGTCGCTGCCACCAACGTGCAGCTGGCGATCGAGGAGGTGAGCAACGAATGCCGTAACGCCAGCAACCTGACCAGCGGCACCCTGGCGGTGGCTAGGGGCGGCACAAACCTAGCCAGCTACACCAAGGGCGATCTACTGGTTGCCAGCGGCGCCACGACTCTCGCCAGGCTGACGGTCGGTGCCAGCGGGCAGGTGCTGGTGGCAGACAATAGTACGGCTACGGGGCTGGCGT